TAATTTGCCAAATGTTTCTACTTGAAGTTACATATGAATTAGTAACTTGGGATAAACTAGCACTATAGGTATATTCTTCAATTAATTGAAGTTTGTAATAAAAATTTTCTAAACGGGTTTGAGCCGAAGAAAGATATATAAAATTAGAATAATCCGAATAGTCAACATTAATTTCAATTCCCCTCTCAGCTAAAATGCTATTAATTTGATACTCTAAATTAGTAGATCCTGTGGCATACGAAGATGAAGTTAAAACTCCATAATTAACATATTCTGTAGAATTATTAATTTGATCTTTAAAAGCTAAATTATAATTAGGTCCTTTTAAGTATGTAAATTCATCTATAGACTCAAAAGTTTCTGTAATATCTATATTATAGGCTACAGATTCAGCTACTTGAGTAACAACCCAACATTCATCTTTTAAATTGAATTGTAAAGGTAGAGGCTCGTATAATTTAATTAATATTGTGGGATCATTGGGATTAGAATTATCTAACAATATATTATTAGCTATTACTAATTGGTTATTCCCAAAATTTAAATAAAAATCAAAATATGTGCCCGGATTATTTAATATTTTATTTAATAAATCATTTGCTCCCGAAATTACATCAACATTAGGTATTTGAGTAGTATTTAATCTAATTTCAGTTCCATCTGAACTAATTTCATCTATATAATATCTTTGAAAGAATGAGCTAGAAGCCTCATTATTAATAAAATTATAAACTACATTGTATTGCCCTATATCAAACCCCGCTGTTCTTAAATCCTTTTCGGGATCTATATATATTTCCTGATCTATTATGTTGTATCCTTCAAAATTAGTATCATTTGCAAATACAACATTATTATTTAAATCATAAATAAAATATGTTACATAATTATTAGGAGGATTAAAAGTAGGCTCAACTGCAAAATTAGATATAAGACTAGTGTCCTGAGTAGAATAATCCTGTAACTCAAATGTTATAGGATTTATTGGTATTATAGTAGTATTTTGAGCCATATTTTATCTGTATCTAGTTCCAATATAAATAATACCTTTAGCTTCTAAAGCTTCTAAAGCTATTCGAGCTGCTCTTCTTCCTCCTTTTAAATTTTCTAAAAAGGCATCGTCTACAGTTTGTGTCTGTGGGGGGGCTGCTGAAATAGCAGGTAAAGGAGCAGGAGATTCGGGTAATTCAGGGGTAAACACTTCTATTTTTGGTATATCTATTTTTGGTAAATCAATTCCTTCGGGCAATTGTATAAGTCGTTGTTGTAATTCTATATTTTCTTGACGTAGTTCTGTAACTTCATCAATTAAAGCTTGTATTTCATCGTTTACTATATTAGTAGTTCCTATATAATCTTCACTTGTTTTTACAAGGTACTCATGAGAATTAGTTTCTCCAAATTTAGGTATATCAAAAAATAATTCATTATAGTAACCAAAAAATTCATCTAATGAAGGTAAAAATGAAGCTGTGGGAGATAAGGCAGTGGGAAGAACTAATTGAGTAAAGGAAGTATCAATAACCTTTTGGTATTGATTTTTTTCGTATACGGTTTTGGTTAGATCTACTAATTGACGAGCCATTATCCATTAATAACTTTAAAATTATAATTACTATCTAATACTAAAGTAGTTCCTCTTATAGTAGTTTGGAATAAAATAGTATAATATCTTTCGGGCTGTAAACCATTCATATACACCGTAAAATAACTACTTGTAGCATCTGCACTGATTTGAGTATAATTAGCATCAAAATCAACTACATACTCATTTGTATCTAAATCTTTTATAGCCCAATAAGATGCTGTAGGTAAATAATAATTTGTGGTATAAATGGAGGCAGTTTGGAATATTACAGGAGGGAACTGTGGTCTACAATCTATTCTAAACTGTTGGATACTTTGGCTATAAAAAAATCCTCCATTATTAACAATGGAAGCATATATTTGAGAAGTATTTACTATGGTTTGAGTAGAAGAACCGGTATTCCACACATAATCTCTCCATCTAAATTCTAATTGGGGTGGGTAAATAGTATGTGTATCTACTGAATAGTATTGTAAAACAGGTTGGGTATTTTTGTTTTGGTTAAACTCAACATAATAATTACCTGTGGTATCTTCATATGAGTTATATCCTTCCCATTTAACTAAAAATCCATTGTTTACAATATTAGTATAAGACCCAGTTAAACTATTAGAACTAGTATACCAAGCTTTAACCGTATCAGTAACTATAACATTTAAATCTTTATCACTGCGATATGAAAAGGTTTGTGTTTGTACTACATCTAAACCAGGTAAATTAGAACTAGTATACCAAGTTCCACCCCCTACATTACTCCCTGAATACGAAGCTGTAACATAAGGATTAAATCCTGATGTACCCCATTGTTTACTACCTGATTGAATTTGGTATTGCCAACTTACACCGTTTGTTACTATAGGACTATCTAAATATTTTCCAGTTCCCATCCCCCAAGCTCCAGATACAGGGTAAATATATAATTTAGTATCTAGGTTTATCCCTTGGGCTGTAGCTATATAATTACGTAAATGCGCATCCCATTGAGCCCCATTTATTTTCCCATCAATGACATTATCAATTTCATCTTGATCAAATTGAACCAAATATCTAGATACTTGGGGATAGCTATTTACCGCAAAATTAAGGTTACTTATTTCGATAATTTCGTCTATACCTGTATTCATTTGTGGGAACAAAGAATACATTGTAGCATCTTGGGAAGGGAATAATTTATATACTGCCATAATATTAGAATGATACTACTCTGCCTTGAATGTCTTGATTTAAATATTTAACTTCAAATATCATAGGATCAAGTGAAGGATATACGGTTCCATTTAAAGTTGCCCCAGCAATATCGTAAGCATATTCACTGTATCCTAAATTAACCCCTACTTTATTTGATATGGTTATGTTTTTAACTGTTTGAACTCCTTCTATATTATCTAAAACAGCATACAAGTCTCTTAGTATAATAGGTTCGTTTATTTGCCAATTTTTAATAGCAAAAAAATCTTGTAAAGCTAATATAGATTTAGTCAATACTTCATTTGAATTATAGTTAGGTAATACTATAATATCAAAATTTACACCAATATTAATTATAAACGCATCTTTTATACTTATAGAATCGTTTATCATTCTGTATTGAGAAAGATAAGTAGATAGATTTTGTTTTAAAGCCTGGGAAGCTGTTCTTAATTTGTTATTTATATCAAATGATAGCACATATAGATCTAAAATAGAAGCGGCTTGTCCCGAAGATACAGATTGAGCTTTTGTGGGTTCAATATATGCTTTAGCAATTACCCCAAATTTAGAGGACATAGATAATGCTCTTACTAAATAATCATCTTGTGTTACGTTGCGTAATTGAGTAGCATAATTTGCTGAAGCATTTTGGCGAATTTCTTCTGTTGTATCTCCATCTCCTCCCCCATCGGCGGCTACTAAATTATTTACTGCTAGTGTTCCTAATATGTAATTAGCAGTTGTAGGATTTAAATTTGAGTTTATAAAAGTAGGGGTACCTAAAGTTATACTATTTATAGTATTAGCAGGAGAATTAGCCCCAACCCCACCACCAGTTAAATATCTAACTGTTAAGGTTGTATTTGATGGGGCTATACCATAAGTTTTTGTGAAAATAAAATTCGAAGGGGCATAAGCAGTTGTTAATTTATCTATCTCAAATGGCAATCCTAAACCCACATTATCAGGATTTGGAAGTATTTCTTCATCTGTATCATTAACATTACCTGCACCAAATTGTAATTGTAAAGTAGTTGAATTTAAAAAACGAGTTGTAAAACGTCTTTGTACTTGTTTTAACTGAAGTAGATATGGTGTGTCTCCTGAGTATTGGGATAAATTAGGATCATTTGTATTAGTATTTTTAATTGAATCATATACCGTATCTTGGGCTAAATAATCCACCTCATACCATTGATTTCCATCACTATCAAAAATATCTAAAATACCTACAATATTATTTGATGCTATTTCAACTGTAGGAAATTGTTGAAAAGCCCCAAATGCAAAAGTTGTAGTATTAATAGTAGAAGAAATAGCTTTTCTTACTTTTTTTAAAAGAAAAAATGTAGGATTACCACTACCATCTACACTATATACTGTAATTTCTGTAGGGTCACCAGACGAAGATACACTAAAATCAACCGGGTCTTGAATAATAAATGAAGTACTACCCGATGCTATAGAAGTAACTATAGTGTTTTCGGGAATAAATAGGGCATATGAAAAATCAGGAGAAGTCCCAGTATTTGGAACTTGTTGATAAAAATCCAAATCTACAGTAGCAACTTGAGTTACATTAGGTTTATACCCAAACATATAAGCTAATTCATACAAATTATTTGTTTGACGAGCATACTGTAAGAAAGTTTCTTGTATTTGGTTATCAAGATAGAAAGACAAAACATCCCCAACATATGAGGCCATTTCCATAAACATCATCCCAGGAGATGATGGGGTAAAATCATTGTAGGTTGTAGGAAAATAGGTACGAGCATAGTTTATCAAACTTGCTCTTAACTCAGTAAAATCCTTATTTATGTATTGTATGTTACGTCTTATTGCCATTATGAGAATGCTATTTCAATTTCATCGGATATTGCTGTGTCAGCAATGCTATAATTTAAAGATACTATTAAAGTATTATAATCGGTTTCTTGTAATACATCTAAACTGTTAACTATTACATTAGGAAAATTAGTATTAAGTTTAGATTGTATATCTTCTTTTAACCCTTCAATAGTATTGTTGCTAATTTGTTCAAAAATAAAAGATCTTAAACCACCCCCGAATGTTGGATTTAAATATCTTTCACCGGGTTCAGTTAAAAAAAAGTCTATTAAATTGTTTTTGATAGCTTCTTGTGTTGTGTATGTGGTTCTAAATACACCAGGAGCATTAAAAGGAATAGCCACCCCCACCCCAGTTCCGGGCTTAGTATCTATAGGGAATATTCTTTTTGCTCCAAATGCCATATCTATCTACCTCCCTTCATTAAGGACATTATTTGGTCTAATCCTACATTTCCTGAAGGTAAAGATGAACCTTCACCGGTTGTATCCATTCCTGGTCTTACTTGTAAAGTATTAGCCATTACATCATTTGAATTAAACGATAAAGTTTCTTGTCCCGGTCTAAAATCACCCATTATACTTTGCATTAAAGCACGTCTGTCAACTTGAGGGGGTGCGGATTGAGGAATAGACTGGATGTTTTCGGTAACTACAGCTGTTTTGGGAGAACGAACCGCTTCTAAAAGAATATCTTTAAGTTCTTCTTGAATTGCTTCTCTTACAGCTTCTTTAATTATTTTTTTAAAGTCTTGGGTTTTCATGATTATAAATATTAAGTTTAGTAAGCTCTTAAACCATTTTGGTCAATAATAAATTTAAGTTCATCAATTAATGTTTGGTTATTAGTAGTGAAAGATAATGGGGTTTCTAACAATTTAATCCCATTAGTATTTAATGCTACTGCTTTTCTACGAGTAACAGTAGGTGTGTATTGTTCTTCTTCTATTTGTATTACAAATCCCTTATAATTGCCACTGTTTACATCAGAGCGAATTTGAACTCGAGAAAGGGTTTTAATAGTATCAGAAATAGGAACCACTTGAGAATCGGGGGCGCAAAATGCAATTAACACATCAAGTTGATTTAGTATGGTTACTACTTTGTTTATAGTGGATGTAACCACAGCTATAGAAACTGGAGTGGCATTTAATGCTCCTTGATTTTTTTCTAAAATAGGTACTATTTTATCATCAAGAGTTTCTAAATCACTTAATATGGCTGGGATAGAACCTGGGGCTATTGGGATAACTTTAGCGGCTGCTGATAGTCCTATTTTAACATTTTCAATAATAGTAGATAATTGCCCCAAAGCATTAGTTATATCTTGGGTAATCCCTATACTAAAATTTAACCCATTTAATCTATTGCCTATACTATTTAACTGGTCTACAATATTATCTCGGGTTTGGATTAATTTAGCTAATTCTGTGGGAGTAGGACAAAATTCTTGTTTTACTTTTTCTATTTGTTCTGGGGTGGTAGCTTGGGCTTTAATTTCTTCAAATCTTCCTATAGCATATTGTTTAATCATAGATGTGAGCTTAGGTAAAATTAATTGAAGTATTTTTTTACCTAGATCTAAAATACGTTTACCTAAGGCTTGTTTTCCTTTAGGCTTTAATTCTTGAGGAATACTATCTTCTACTACTTTAGGATCAACCTGTTGCACCCCAGTATTTTCTTGTGCTTGTCTCCTTTTTGCAGCTTCTTCCTGTCTTTGTTTTTCTATCTCTTGGGGAGTAGGTTTAGGAGGGGGAGGGTCTGCTATTATATAAGATTCAACAGAACGAATTATTACATCTTTTATATTAGTTATAGAAGTATATTCTCTTTTAATCTGTCTTTCAATATCTCCTAAAACTTCAACATTCGATAAAAAGGTTCCTTCATTACCAAACGGAAAAAAAGTAGTATTTTCTTTAAGCTTTTCTCCTTGTAAATTACTCACTTCAGGCACAAATAAAGTAAAAACTCTAGCAAGCCCACTTCGAA